AAAGCCCCTTAAACTATGTTTAAAGGGCTTTTGAATTATCTCTCCGACATTAATGTCGGCGACATCAGAACTTGTACACCATATTGTCCTCGTACAGGCCTTGGTAGTTGAGGGCGGTCTTGATTGCCACTCTCTGCGCGCCGTCGAACGCCTGCCAGTTATCCACCTTATCTTGCTGCATGTACTCAATAAACCGCACGAACTCCGATTTAGTCGAGCTAAAAAAGATATACGGCGGACGTGTGATGTTGACTAATCGTAAGAAGTCGATTAAATCAAAGTAGTGCGCTTGCTTGTAGCTCTCTTGTTTAGTGCAAAGATATGGCGGGTCAAGTACAAATACCGCCTGTGGGTCGGCACTAAAGCGTGGGAGCAACGTGTGAAACGACTCGGACACCACCTCAACGCCGTCCAAATAACCATCGGCGGACGGGTAATCTGACGCGCGGACGCAATGCCAGAAATCCTTTTTGCACAACTCCTCAAACGTGCCGACTTGTTGCCCAGAAAACAACAGCCAGCTAGTTAGCGTAGCAAGGTCAACATAGCCGTCAAACGCTTTAATGGTGTCAATAATCTGCGCCTTGAGCGCTTTATCGGTGATGCGCTTTTGACGTGGGATATCCACTAACAACGCCGCAATTTGCGCCCGCAAGCGGTTAATGTCGTCGATATGCTTAATGCGCTCGGCATATCCGTCGAAGTCGTTGTAAATCACACGGGCGCTCGGTTTAAGCTGTTTTGCGGTGTGACTAAGCAAGCCCGAGCCACCGAATGTGTCAATAATCGTCCAGCCCTCACCATCACCCGGAATCTGCTCGTTTAAAATCGCTTTAAAGTGATTTAAAAAGTTGCGCTTTTGACCGACAAACGGTAATGGGGCTTGCTTAAAGTTTATTTTGGCTTGATTTGCCATAGTTTTTTCCTTCTTATCTATGGCGTTCCGGTGTTCTTGACACTCCGACACTCAAATCAAGTTAATTAATATGGTTAATGGTTTTACAGCGACTACATTTGATTTCTAAATGTTTCACTGTGCCGACTTTTGCCAATAATTTGTTGCAACATTGGCAACGGATCTCTTTTAAATTCTGCATATACTTTCCCATTTTTAGCGGTTTTGTTAAAATACCGCCTGCCTCGCGAGGTAGGCGGCATATAGCTATATGCAGGCTTATTCTGCTTAGCTGGCATTATCCGTGTTCCCGCACAGATAGTGTCGCCGTCTTTATTCCTGAACTACATCTAAATCACTTGTACAATCTGCATAAAACGTACCATCCGCATTATGCCAGTGGCTAGGTGGTAACTCATCACCGTTATGCTCAACGATTAATAATTTGCCAAATGGGCTCTCATAGACGATAGTGCCAGCATTGCCGTTACGTAATTTTATTTTGTTACCAATTTTCATAAATTTATCCTTTTTTAAAAATAGCTGCTAATTGATTTGGGCTAAATCGCCAACCTTGAGTTTTACCGGTGACTGCGTTAAAACACCACTCAGAACAAAAATATTTACTGCGTTTTTGTTTGATGCCTAATACAATACCAATTGCGCCCCACCAATCGTATTTACTCCCTTTTGTAGAGTTAAAATAAAACTTAACCTCGGCCTCGCTAACACCATCAAGCAACACTAAATCCCACTTATCTCTTTCGGTGAGATCAATCTCTTTACAACGTACCCCGCCATCACGGATAGAGGAAGAATAACAGTCATAATGGAGCTCATGCTCATAGTGATGACCTGATGTGTACTCAATACGCTCAACTGCAATCTCGCAGTGAGAGTAAGGCCCTTTTGTCAGTTTACGGGTAAGCCAATCTGAAAAACGTGCCAAAAGTGTGGCTGGTTTAAGACCTGTTTTTTTGCCTTTATAAAGCGCCAAATAAACATTAGCCATTGTTATAAGCCTCCATCAAGTGATCCATTTGTTTAATAATGTCATCATAAGTTGCCTGCATTTGCTCAATCGTTAAACCCGGCGCTTTGAGCTCATATTTACGCATGCGCTGGTTAGCCAGCTCAACCAGTAGTTTCTCAAGCCCAGCAGCTTGCATTAAGATAAGATTTGTCGCAGCCTTATTATCCAACCCAGCACGTAGAGCAAAATCGGTGATATAACGACTGCACTCGCCTTGATAATTCGCGGATTTGTAGGCTTCTGCTGCTGTCTGACGTTCGCGATACTCAGACTCAAAACGCGTCCACGTGCTGTAAATTGTTGCCGCGTGGCTGTCAATTTGCTCGATTAGGCGGTTGCGCTTTTCTGTTAAAAGTGCGGTCAGTTTTTCGGTTGAAATTTCCCACTGCAAAGTATCAAGATTTAACTCATGTGCGTCACTTGGTTGTGGGTCAACTAAAACTGGATTACCTTGCTTATTGGCAATAATTTGTTTACCAGTGGCTTGCCCTTCGAGTAAATTTCGGTAGGATTCTTCATCAATTTCCGTTGCGTCTGCTGGAATTTCGTGCAAACCCTCTATATAGAATCCATTTGTGGCTTTGTCGTAAAAATACATTTTTTAAACCTCATTAATATCCAATAGCAAACCAATCCGCCGATGAATCAATAGGCAAAGTGGAATTAATTTTGAATGTGAATTTTGAATTAGTCACATTAAGCGCAGCCAAGTGTGTGGCATGATTGTTTACTGTCCGCATCTGATTTTCTGTCAATTGAATATTTAAAATCTTATTTGGAAATGCGATAGGAAAGACTATATCTGTGCTATTTTCGTCATGAATTACAGGTGTTTTGCCCCATTGTAAAATTAGCCCATTAGGCAATTTAACCCATCCTGTCTGTCCCCATTGAGAGCGATAATCGCTAGTCTGCACGGAGTTGTTAAGAGATTTGCCGTTTGAAGAGCGAACATCTCCAGCACTATTAAAGTCACCATTATGCTCAAAAGCCCACAACCTGTTAGCGCCATTATCCTCAATAAGATGGATAATCCCGCGGCCGAAGCCATCACCTTGACCTTGCTTTGTTGTGTACCCGAACGAAAATCCAGCACCATAACGTCCTTTTGACCGCACCAACCCTTTGACAAATGGATGATACCTATCACGGTCTTGCGACCCTGTAGTCTCAACCATAAACGGTGCGCCGCTAGTATATTGATTAGCATAAGCGCCATACCCAAAATGTTTGGACGAAATGCCCACGGAATATAAAATGCCAGTTAATCTATCACCAGATTTAGATATGCGACCCTCAGCGTTGTTGTTTGCGGCAACGCCTTTATCGTAAGCCGTTTTGACGGCAGCCGATGTAGCTACAGTATCAGCACTTGTGCTGTTAACTTCACTGGATTTTTTGCTATTCGGGATGTAATTTGTCAAACTTCGCGTGATTGAATCAATAAAGCCTTTTAGGGTTTTAATGACCTTAGGTGTAGCAGCCAATTCTTCCGAATCTGAATCATAGCCGGAATAAAGTTGTACCTCGCCTTTTTGCGTGGTAGAGGCTTTTTTACGGTTATCATCAATGATTTTCACAATCGCTTGATATAGTTGCGTTTGTTGTTCTTGTTTCGGAGTAAATCCGGCTTTTTCTAACACATAATGCGCCTCAGCTTGCATGTCTCGCACGCGGTCTTGCACATCGTTTAGCCACGTGTCTGTCACGCGTGTGCCTTGCTCACCTGTTGCGGGGTTGCCAGCATGAAAGCGCTTGTCAGCGGAATTAATTTCGGGTAGTAACGTTTTCATTTTTTTGGTCTCTATTGATATGCAAAGTAACAGTATGTGTGCGCGGGTTTTAAGTCTCTAAAGAACTCTTCAATTATTGGATCACCAAATTCGACCAGGTGATCACCGGCAAACGAACTACCCGCGCGGAAATACACAATATTGTCGTCACCGTTTAACACTGTCACCCGCCACATATAAATCAAGCTCTCGCGTGGCTCATTTCTAAATTGCACCAAGTCACCTGGATTAGGCAGGTCGTTTTGCAAGGGCGAAAACTCTTTGATTTGGATCTGATAACCGATACTTTCGGCGATGCGGGTAAAGTATGGGATAGACAAGCCGCCAACGGCATTAAGTTGTACGATGACACGTTTAACGCGCTCTTGATAAGATTTACTTAAATCCGTTTTAATCCCGCAAATACGCTCCCAATCGGATAACATTTGGTTTGAGGTAGCGGGCTCAATTGCTGCCAATACCTCTTCTGCGCTTTGTTGTAAGCGGTCAAATGCACTGCCGTCCACTTCGCATTGTGCGATAAAGTGTTCACCATTGATGTTGTAACTCACGGGCGGATAAAGCTGTTTCAATACATTAGCGTGCTGCATTAAGCCATCTCCGTCACGGTGATTTCGCCCAATCTAAACCATTCGATTTTATTGATAATGTCTGCTTTTTGGTTAGCTGTTGGTGCAATAAAACGGTGGTCAACCACGCCAATTAAGTTATTAATCACTGCTTCGCATTGGGACACAATCAAGTCATCACCAGGGATTAAACCGTTAAAATAATCCCGTAATGCATTGTTAATGGCGGTTTTAATGTCATTTAATGCCACACCGCTGATTTTAACCTGGATGTTAAAGTTGACTTTTGTTACATCTGGTTTAACGACTTTGCTTTCTTTTGCGGTGACCGGGCGTTCTTGGTCGATGTATTCTTGCGCGCGACGTACCGTGTCATCACTTGGCACGCCATTATCGGCCGTAATCGCAATATCAACTGTACCGAGCCCTCGGCGTAGCGGGTAAACATACGCTTGTTCAACGCCATCCACCTCTAACGCCCAGTCTTTGTAATCGTATTTATTGCCACCTGCAGCAGGTCGGCGGATTTTATTAAGCAAACGCTCCAACAATGAGCTATCGCTTTCGGCATTGGTCGCACCTACCACGTCATTTAGTACAACATCCGTGCTCACGCCAACAGGCGCTGCCATAAACGATCCTTTTGTAGCAGTTTTAATGTTTTGTACCGCGCCAGTAGCAAGGGAGCGCACCGCAACAACTGCAGTGCCACCGGAGGAAATCACCGCACTTTCGGTTGTCTCATAAAAACGTCCATCTTCGGTTTTGATTTGTAGTCCTACGGCAATTACAGCATCAGGATTGCCACTAATAGTGGCACTTTTGCCTGCTGCATAAGTGGCGTTGCGACGGCGCAAACCGCGCAATCCTGCGTGTTTTTCTAAAAATTCAGTGTCAGCAGTGTCGGGGAAAAACTGTTTAATTAGCCATTTTTGATGTGCATAAATCCCTTCCGCGCAGGCGGCTAAGCTACTGGCGCGCGCATAAGCGTCACTGTCTTCGGATGTGTCAGCATTTGGGTAATACGTTTGATAATCGCGCAACAGACTGGCGCGGATTTCTTCAATGGTTGGCA